CAGAAACCAGTACGTTAAGTACCGGGGCCGGAGCGTCGCCTAAAGGCGCGATCGGGATAGAAAAGTCAACACAAAACGGATATATACGTAAGTACAATCCGTCAGGGTCTCTGTTGAGAGCCCTGTATCTGTTGAAAAAAGGCGTTGACGGGTCATTCGACCCGGCTGGCACGTCAAGCGACGAACCTCTACCCTCAGATGTACATGGATCTTATGATCAGTGTACAGTTAAGGTAAAAATAGGTAAGTCTATCGCTGAACTTCAGAGTTTATTTGAAGTATGCGACTTGAAGCTCACGTGCTACGCAAAAGATACCCACCATTTGGTTATAAGTGGTCCGTATCTGGAGAAGGAATGGTTTGCAAGTGCATTGCAGATCTCGATAGGGTTTATCGAGATTTTAGCCGATCATGATAGCAAGTTTTTTGCCTCGCATGATGTTAAGACCATTACTTCAGTTGTGCATTCATTAATGTCAGTTCAGACATATCTTGAATTTATAGATGTGGTGAAGTATTCTACCACATGGATGCACGCTAGGAGTTTAAAACAGGAAGTACTTCCGAAGGCACCCGAATCTTGGATTCGTGTCTTTGGTCAGAGCACTCCACTCCTCTTTACTGGTTCCATTCGAAGATTTCTTTCAAATCGAATTGTCAGTGGTAACAAACCACGGAATCAGCATCTCTTCTGGAGCATCGCGCAAGTCAAGCGTTGTGCTTCAGTGGTTCCTGACAGTTTTGTTCAACTGTCGCTCGAAAAGCATCGAGCCGCTATGTTAAAAGGTAGCGAGAAGTGTTCTGAAGGTTTTCTTGTCGACTTTGACGAGAAACTTGAAAAGATCGTCGAAAAGATCTCCTTCAGAGGTGTAACAAAAGTACACGACTATTCTACAAATGCTTGTTTTGAAAACGGTATGGCCAAAGGTGGCGCCGCTATGCATTTGCAGAGACGGCTAGTGAGAGAAGGCTTCACTAGTAGAGATGAATTGCTAAAAATGGATTTTTGTCCATATAAAGGCGTTACTGAACGACGCGGATTGGAAACGGCACCCCTGGACCATCTTCTATCTATGGAAGATGAAGTGTCCAAATGTAGGGCTAAGGTCTATTCAATCTGTGAACCTCTTAAGATTCGGAATATTACCGCATCTAACGCGCTTCCTTATGCAATTTCGAAAGGTATGCAACACTGCATGCATTCGTCTCTGAAGGCTCTTCCAGCCTTTAGACTTATCGGATCTCCATTGACTGTTTTTGTCGTGGATGAATTTCTGTCGAAGCTAGATCCAGCTCACAGTATCGCTAGTGGTGATTTTTCCGCAGCGACCGATAACATAAAGATAGAGTTGACTAAACGCGTTTTTGAGCGTATCTTGTTAAAGATGTCAACCGACCGTGGTATTGATGCCAGCGGTCGACTCATATCCTATTTGAGGAGAGTCCTTTATGAACATGTCGTGGAGTACCCACGTAAGTCCGGTCTTTTACCGGCTGAACAACAAAACGGCCAGCTTATGGGCTCCGTTCTTTCTTTTC